GCAAACATAATGGATAATACTTTAGTAGGTAGAATGGCAGCGATGAGAAATCCTTTAAACCCTAAGGCAAGTAACTATAGTCCCGACCTTCAAGGTCAAATAGATTTTCTAGATGGAATGACAGGAACAGGTATAACAGGAACATCTGACAATTTAAAATTTACAGATGGTCTAGCTATGATTGGTCGAGATCCTAATTCTGGTTTAGGAAAATATGGACCTGGTTCAGTATTGTCTGGTCAAAATATTGTATCTGGTTTTGAAACTAATGACTATGTAGGGCAGTTAGATAAGTACATAGAAAAAATGATGAGTTATGCAACTCGTTCAAAATTTCAACAAGCAAAACTTGATAGAGCTATAGCTGAAAAAAAAGCAGCACAAGAAAAAGCAATGAGGGAAGAAATAGCTAAAGAGAAAGCAGCCACAGAAGCAAAAGAAAAAGCTAGACAAGCAGATATAAAAGCTAGAAAAGATTTACAAGGTTTAACTACCGGAGGTGGTGATCAATCCAAAGGTGGTGGAGGTATTTCAAACACTGGTTATTCACCTGGTGGTGGATTAAATGCATCTAACATGGGTGGTGGTTCACAACAAGCTAAATCTGGTGGTCAAAAAGCCGGCGGCACTGGAAGAACTGATGGTGGTTGGGGATGGGCAGATGGCGGAAGAGTAGGGTTTAAAAAAGGTGGACTTGCAACAATGTTTAAGTTAAAAGGATAATATGGCAGAGATAGATGATGCTTTACCGAATCAATCGGTAAGCGATGAAGAATTTGTAGAAAAGGAAGTAGTCGAAATTGAAACTCCAACTGAAGATGTTGTAGAGACATCTGAAGATATTGAAGTAATGATGGACGACGAGGGTGGAGCAGAAGTTTCTTTTGATCCAACAACTCCTCCAGAAGAAGGAGAAGATCATTTTTCAAATTTAGCAGAGTATTTAGATGATGGTGTTTTAGATCCTTTAGGATCTAATCTTTATGACAAATATACTGATTACAAAGAATCTCGTGGAGATTGGGAACAATCTTATAGAGAAGGTTTAGGTCTTTTAGGATTTAAATATGAAAGACGTACTGAACCTTTTAGAGGAGCTAGTGGAGTTAATCACCCAGTTCTTGCAGAAGCCGTAACTCAGTTTCAAGCACAAGCTTACAAAGAATTACTACCAGCAGATGGTCCTGTTAGAACACAAATATTAGGAAAAATTACTCCAGAAAAACAAGACCAATCTCATAGAGTTAAAGACTTTATGAATTACCAAATTATGGATCAAATGAAAGAATACGAACCTGAGTTTGATCAAATGCTTTTCTATCTTCCCCTGTCAGGTTCTACCTTTAAGAAAGTTTATTATGATGATCTTTTAGGTAGAGCTGTAAGTAAATTTGTACCTGCGGATGATTTAATTGTACCTTACTCTGCAAACTCTTTAGATGATGCAGAAGCTATTGTTCATGTAATTAAGATTTCAGAAAACGAATTAAGAAAACAACAAGTAGCAGGATTCTATAGAGATATAGAATTAGGTACTCCACCTGTTACTGAAAATCAATTAGAAGACAAAAAATTAGAACTAGAAGGAATTTCTAAAGATGGTCAAGAAGATCAGTATACTCTTTTAGAAATGCATGTTGATTTAGATATAGAAGGATATGAAGACATGTCTCCAGAAGGAGAACCAACAGGAATTAAACTACCCTATATTGTAACAATTGCGGAATCCAATAATAAAATTTTATCTATTAGAAGAAATTATAACGAAAATGATAAAATGATGAAAAAAATAAACTACTTTGTACAATTTAAATTTTTACCAGGAACAGGTTTTTATGGTTTTGGTTTAATTCATATGATTGGTGGTTTAACTAGAACAGCAACGGCCGCTCTAAGACAATTATTAGATGCTGGAACTTTAGCTAATTTACCTGCTGGATTTAAATCTCGTGGTATTAGAATTAGAGACGACGCACAACCCTTACAACCTGGTGAGTTCAGAGATGTCGACGCTCCGGGAGGCAATATCAAAGATCAGTTTATGCCATTACCTTTTAAAGGACCAGACCAAACTCTACTTCAATTAATGGGAGTTGTAGTTTCAGCGGGTCAACGATTCGCTAGTATCGCAGATGCACAAGTTGGCGACATGAATCAACAAGCAGCCGTGGGTACTACAGTGGCGTTATTGGAACGTGGATCGAGAGTAATGTCAGCGATCCATAAAAGATTATACGTAGGTCTTAAACAAGAGTTTAAATTATTAGCAAACGTATTTAAAACTTATTTACCACCTGAATATCCTTACGATGTTCCCGGTGCTACAAGAAATATTAAAGTTCAAGATTTTGATGATAGAATAGATATTCTACCAATCGCCGATCCTAATATATTTTCTCAAACACAAAGAATTGGCATGGCACAAACTCAATTACAATTGGCACAATCTAATCCTCAAATTCATGATTTGTATCAAGCGTATAGAAGTATGTACCAAGCCATAGGTGTAAAAAACATAAATGCAATTTTACCCGCACCTCTTCAACCACAACCAATTGATCCAAGTATGGAAGAGATTGCAGCAATGAGCATGAAACCTTTTCAAGCGTTTCCGGGACAAGATCACAAAGCACATATTGATTCTCATTTAAATTTTATGAAATCAAATACAGTACAAAACAATCCTCCAGTGATGGGTGCTTTACAAAAAAATATATTGGAAAGAATTTCTTTAATGGGACAAGAACAAATTCAATTAGAGTTTAAAGAAGAACTAATTAGAGCTCAACAGATGCAACAAATGTTACAACAAAATCCTAATAACCAACAATTGATTCAAGAAGCACAACAATTAACTAACATGATGAATGGTAGAAAAGCTGTGTTGATTGCAGAGATGACTAAAGATTATATGGACGAAGAACAAAAAATGTTAACTGAATTTGGTGGTGATCCCCTACTTAAACTTAAATCTAGAGAGTTAGATTTAAAAGCAAGACAAAATCAAGCAAGAAAAGAGTTTGATGAAGGTAGAATTAGCTTAGATACTATGAAAGCTATGATGAACCAACAAAACACAGAAGAAAAAATGGAACAAAACGAAGATTTAGCAGAATTAAGAGCTGAAACTTCGCTAACAAAGACAATGTTATCAAATGAAAACTCTTTAAACAGACAAAGAATGGCAGATCAAAGTAAGAGAAACGATTTTGGTAGAAATTTTAATAAAAATTAACTATAATAAATCATTAAGGAGAAAATTATGGACAAAGATTGGCAAAGAGGTTCTGGATACGTTAAAGCATCAAAAATTACTAAAGAATTAGGTGTTGGAAAAGACGGATACCAAACAGGCGGCGTTACTATCGAAGCTACTAACCCACAAGAAACACAAACTGTTGTTGTTAAGGGAACTAGAGCTATGAGAGCCGACAAAAAACCTGTTACAGCTAAATGGTACTAATCCATGTGGTTATCGGCAATTAAATTAGCCGTTTCCGCAGGAAGTCACGTTTACAAAAAAAAACAGGAAACAAAAATGATGATGGCAGACGCTGCAGCTAAAACTGCACAACGTATGGCTACTGGTGAATTAGAATATTCAGGCAAACTCTTAGAATCTAGAAATTCAGATTGGAAAGACGAATTTATTTTGATTTTACTTTCGGTTCCAATCGTAATGTTGGGTTGGAGTGTTTGGTCTGATAATCCTGTACATATGGAAAAAATGGAGTTATTCTTTATGCACTTTGGAAATTTACCAATATGGTACCAAACAATTTTTGTTGGTGTAATTGCATCTGTCTATGGACTTAAGGCAACACATCTGATAAAACAAAAATAACTTAGGAGAAAATATTATGAGACAAAATGGCGTAAGATCAAATGTTAGATTTCCATATGGAAGTTCAAAAAAACAAGGTGCTAATGATAGACTAGATGAATCTCTAGGAGCAAGAAGAGGAAAAGAATCTACTAAATCACAAAGTTACAAATCTAGAAGAGACGAATCTAGAGGAGCTAAATAATGAATTCATCTAGAATGAATAGATTAGAAGAACTTGGAAGAGTTGATTCTGAAAAAGCATATAGTAAAAAAGGTAAAAAAAACCTTTCAGCCGAAAAAAAAAGAATTGTTAATTCACTTAAAAATGGTGGAATGGTTAATGTAACTACTAGAGGCCAAGGTAAAGTCATGGCGGGTAGAAA